CGTGTTGGGTTACGTTACTGAATGCAACTAAGCCTTCTATAGTATTCATAAGTTCTAGTCCCTTGGTTGTTTAACAAAAAGGTTAACCATCTTGTTTGCTAACCTTCGTTAATATTGTATCAGCGATTTGCTGTACTTCTTCCAGATTTACACCGTGCTGTGTAATATTACCTGAATTACTTTGGTCAGCTTCGATCAGCTCGTCGAGTCCCATCTGGGCCGCTACAGCTACGAAGTTACAACCAAAGCACAGCTGCATGTCGTTGTCGAGTTCTTCTTCTAACAAGCAGTCACAGGCTTTACAGTGCATCGCTGTAGTCCCTCCCGAAGAAACCCTCCCACTCGCTCTCCAGCTTACTGTAAGACCACTTGCGGTAGTAAGCGTAGTGATCCTGTAGTTTGCTCCCGTCGCCCTCGTACACGCTGGCGGACCAGTGGGACCACTCAGCCATGTCTGACAGCATTATCTCGTACTGTGGGTCTACCTCGCCTTTTGTATCTGTCATTGGGTATTCCTCCCTAAACCTTTGCCCTCGTCTCGCCACGTACCGTCACACATGTCGCGGAACTTGTCAAGTTTTCCCTGGTTGCGTAGCTTCCGCAGTGCCTTGAACTCGATGGCACGGACGGACTCGGGCGATATGCCCAAGACCTCCGCAATCTGCTTGTACGTCATCGGTTTGACGTTTCCTTTCTCTGTCTCTTTCACAGCTCCTCTCCTGCGTGTTTGTAGTACTGTTCTTGTAGGTACTCGTGCTGACATTCTTCACAGTATCCTGTGTCCTCGTCTACCTTCTTAACTAGCTGATAGCATCCGTCGCACACGGTAGTCTCGTCGAGGTACGGTATCTTGGCATAAGGGCCAGTGCCTTCGTACCAATGGCTGTAGTCGTTTAAGGGGTCGTCTGTAATACTGCACGGCATCTTGCTCATTGTGAAAGATTCTCCTTTGCGTGTTCAATGTCTACGTTTACGAAACAAGCGAGGCTATTTGTACCCCAGCTGTCTGCGTTTGTCAACTTGTAAAAGGACCACGAAGGCTCTGTCGGGTGTTCTAAAACCCACTTCGCACCCTCTGCGATCTGGTCGCCCTCGAAGTACTCGCCCGTTAACATACATGGGTAATAGTACATACTTAAATTCCCTCCTCGCTGAATATGAGCCAAGCGACTAACACAAGGCAACCGGAACTCCAAAGCCAAATAATGTCCGCTTCCATGGTTTAACCCTCAATCAGTGAATCAAAAAACTCTTGGGAACGCTCCTCGGCTTCTGCGTTTTGACTTCGGAGCCACTTGTTAATGTGCTTCGATGTGGTAACGCTCCACTTTTTAGACGTCCTGACGTAGCCCGCCGAAGGCGTGTAAGCCGCCACGGGCGTCTCGTAGCTAAACAAGATGGTGCATCCGTTTGTTACTAGTTCTGTCATGTTGCTTGCAATTGGTCGTAAGTTCATTGTTCAACCCTCTAGTTTGTAAAGTGAAATGATTGGCCGTCTTGCGGCTGTTTCTGCGGTCCAGTCCATCATCACGCCGTCTTTAATACACAGCGCGTGACCTCTGACCTTAACGTAGAACGTACCCTTTGTATACTCTTTGCAGAAGCGTCCAATGGTCATCCCGTTGCGCTTCATGTGTCCCCGCTTGTCGTACATCAAAGCTAAGTCACTACGGTCTGTAAATGTTTTGCCTTCAGTCTGAGCGGCGGCCTTGATTGCCCTTGACCATTCAGACTCGCGCATCCCTGCCCGATTTTTTCTTCCGTGTTTCTTCATCCATCGGTGGGCCTTGCCAAAACTCCAATCCATAGAACAAGCAAGGGCGATCACTGTACAGCATCCATGCTCACGATATTGGGCAACTGTTTGCCGCATTGTTGCATCGTATTGTTGACGCATGATTAGCACTCCTATTGGTAACAACATTGGAAGACACAACCCATGCCCTCTAATGTTGCCACCAGTTACTCACAAGCGCCGTAGATGCCGTGGATTGTCTGCCCGTTGGCTGGCCCTTGCTTTCGCGTGGTAGCGTCTGCCGGTCTTCGCGTCGGTGGATGACCTTCGGCGCATGGTGGCCCATGTGATGCCGTTGGCGTCCTTTGACGACCGCCCCAATTTAGAACCCTCGAGGGAGAGGTCGGGCTTACAGTACTCGCGGTATCCGTTGGTAGGCTCACTACCTCTGGCGCTTTCCCTGCCACTTGGTAACCATCTTGCCTGAAGGTTTTTGGGCTGTCAACAGGGTCACGTAAAAAAACTTTGTGTGAATATTACCAATCAATTATTCTTGACGGGGTGGATTGCCTGTGGTAAGCGCGTGTGGCTGGTGGATGCCTGAGGGTACTTCACTGCCCCTCACACCTGTGTTACCTGTGTTACCTGCGGGGGTGTTACCTGTGTTACCTTTGGTAACCCTGTGGATAACCTGTGTGCGGCCTGTGGATAACTTCGGGCCTGTGTAAAACCTGTGGATAACTTGGCCCCGGGGGAGGGGGTTGACACAAGTTGTCGCGCGTGGTTGCCACCCAAGTTTGCAAGAGGGTAATTTTAGAAAAAAAAGGTAATAATACCTAAATTAACTTGTGTGCTAACCCCTTGTTTTAACTTGTGTTTCCTTGGGCGGTCTTAAGAAGACTAAATGGGGCGGAAACTAAGGAAATAATTAGTATTCTTATGAAATATTACCATAAATAAAGCTTGACTTTTGAGTAAAAGTATGATATAATATATTCAGATATTAGGTATTACTAATATAGGGTTCGTATAGATCCCCTCATCTGTATACCTAAGTAGGGGACTCATGCGAAACCGTGTAAAACAAGCAGGTACTGGATAATGTCAGACGAAGACACCCAAGAACCGCCAAAGAGAGGCCGTGGCCGTCCAAAAAAAGGAGAAATTGTAGCTAAAAAGAAGGGTTCCAGAGGAGTCCGGGGTCGCCCAAAGGGTGATGCTGCAATAATCAACGAGTACAAGGCCCGTATGCTGGCTAGTCCTAAGTCAGCCAGAGTTTTAGAAACCATATTTGAAGCTGCACTAGACCACGATCACAAGAATCAAGCGGCTGCGTGGAAACTAGTAATGGATCGTATCCTCCCAGTAGGTGCATTTGAGAAGGAAGTTGTAAAAGATGCAGGACGAAGTGCGATACAGATTAACATCACTGGGGTGGGAAGCACGACAGTTAGTGAGAGCTTTGAATCAGGAGAAGAAATTGATGGAGAGGCAGTGGATGTCACGGGACAAGTTTGACGAAGTACTGGAAGAAACTCTAGGTTACGTAGTAAGAGTAGGTGACGCTACCTCTCAGCTTATTAACGTAGCTATTTTGTTTGGTGATAACGCTAACGAGTCCGTCTCAGGGCGATCACACAGGCTCAAGGACAAGTCTAAGGCTTGGGCATGGCTAGGTGCGTCTATTAACTTTGTGTTTGATGACGATCACTGTGAACGTGCGTACAACAACGATGTGACTAGGGCTGCAAAGACCCTAAACGAGTCTAAGCCTAAAAAGAAAACAACGCCTAAAAAGTGAAATACTTTACAGTAGACGAGTTTAACTGTAAACATACTGGTGAAAACCAGATGGATCCTGAGTTTATGGAAAGAGTAGATAAACTTAGAGAGTACTGTGGTTTTCCTTTTGTTATCACCAGCGGCTACAGAAGCCCTGACCACCCGTTAGAGGCTGTAAAAGAGATACCGGGAACTCACGCGCAAGGCATAGCAGCAGACATAAAGATAACGAACTCTGCTCATCGGTATGCGATTATAAAAGGAGCCTTAGAGTACGGCTTTACTGGTCTAGGGGTCGCTGGTGACTTTATTCATTTAGATACACGGGGATCTGTACCCGTTGTGTGGACTTACTAATGTTATACACAAAGCACGTACAGCTTACGGACGCTACAGAAACCACCCTGTTTACTGTGCCTACAGGCTTTCATGCAATCATCTACTACGTTTTTGTTGCTAACCACGCAGGAAGCACGAAGACAGCTTCTTTACATTTTCACAATGCTGGAGGAGCTAACAGGGTAGATATTTTTGATGACGAAAGCGTAGGAAGCGGTAACCGGCTAACCTTAGACGCAGGAGGTGGGCCTATGTTTGTCCTCCACGAAGGCGAGGTAGTCAAAGTACAAACAGAAGCATCTTCTGATATGGAGTTTGTAGTTACCATTGACTTGATGGAAGTACCACCAGCACTTGTAAACTTTGTTTAATAACTAGGAGAGTCCCTAAATGAAAAACGTTAACGAGATGTTTTTGGGTTTTATCGTTGTAGCCCTTATTTCATTGTTTTCGTTGAATGCCCAAGCACAAATCTATATTGAATATCCAGACGGTTCTACGTATACGCTAGAGGACAGTGAAAATGTGTTTATTTCCACACAACCAGTGTTTTCTAAAAAGACGTACAGCAACGGAGCCGTAAACTTTACTCCTGTAGAGGCTAATACTAAGAGGGACTATGTTGAGTCTCCTACTGATGGCATCGAAGTAGGCTCTACTGAGTGGTGTAAAGCGTATGTGCCTTGGAGCGAGGGCTTGACGTTTAATATGATTTGGTGGCAAAAAGCGTGTGACACTAATAATGACGGACAGTTTGGAGAAGGCGACTCAGGCTGGGAAGGCTAACGCTTGACCGATTTAAATGTACAGCTGTTACCTTGGCAGCAAGAAGTCTACTCTGATCCCACTAGGTTCAAGGTAGTTGCTGCAGGAAGACGGACAGGGAAGTCCCGACTCGCAGCGTGGATGTTAATCATCAATGCGTTGCAATCTGATAAAGGACAAGTTTTTTACGTTGCGCCTACGCAGGGACAAGCCCGTGACATTATGTGGCAGACCCTCTTAGAGCTAGGACACCCTGTGATTGCGGGTTCGCATATTAACAACCTGCAGATCAAGCTGGTCAACGGGGCCACGATTAGTCTCAAGGGAGCCGACAGGCCAGAGACAATGCGTGGTGTGTCCTTGAAGTTTCTCGTGATGGACGAGTACGCAGACATGAAGCCTGACGTATGGGAGCAGATCCTCCGTCCAGCACTAGCTGACCAAAAAGGATCAGCGATGTTTATAGGTACGCCTATGGGCAGAAACCACTTCTACGAACTGTACAAACTTGCGGAGCTAGGGGACGATGAAACTTACAAGGGGTGGCACTTTACCAGTTATGACAACCCCCTCCTCGACCCTGACGAAATTGATACGGCAAAGAAATCCATGTCGAGTTACGCCTTCCGACAAGAGTTTATGGCCTCATTTGAAGCAAGAGGCTCCGAAATGTTTAAAGAAGACTGGGTTATGTACGGAGAAGAACCAGAAGGTGGAAACTATTACATAGCAGTAGACTTGGCTGGTTTTGAAGAAGTAAACAAAAAACGAACTAAAAATACTAAGCTAGATGAAACCGCAATCGCTGTTGTTAAAGTTAGTCCTGATGGTTGGTACGTTGATAACATTATACATGGGCGGTGGAGCCTTGACGAGACTGCCACCAAGATATTTCAGGCCGTTAGAGACTACAGACCCATTAGCGTTGGTATTGAAAGAGGCATAGCAAAACAGGCTGTAATGTCTCCTCTAACAGATTTAATGAAAAGATACGGAACGTTTTTTCGTGTAGAAGAGTTGACTCACGGTAACAAGAAAAAGACTGACAGGGTTATGTGGGCTTTGCAGGGACGTTTTGAAAACGGTTACGTATCTATTAACAAAGGTGAGTGGAACAACAGATTCTTGGATCAACTGTTTCAGTTTCCAGACCCACTAACCCACGATGACTTAGTAGACGCGCTAGCGTACATAGACCAATTAGCACAAGTAGCGTACGACTACGAGTACGAAATTGACGATCACGAAATACTAGATGTAGTGGCGGGATATTAACATGAGTTTGTTTTGGAAAGAGTTTACAAAAGAATTATCTACTCCTAAAGTTTTTAGACCGTTTAATACATATGGCATCTACGCTATTTCTGCCGTAGTGTTTTTTACACTAGGTTACAGCGTAGCAATAATTTAAGGATAATACTATGGCAGAAGAAATTTATAGCCCAGACCCCTTGATGATTCAGGAGTCTCTAGAAGAGTGGGTAATCACAAAGTGTGAAGATTGGCGCGATTACTACGAGTCAAACTACGAAGAACGTTTCGAAGAGTACTACCGTTTGTGGCGTGGTCAGTGGGATCCAAGCGACTCTCAACGAAACTCAGAGCGTTCTCGAATTATTTCACCTGCCTTACAACAAGCTGTAGAGTCTAACGTCGCAGAACTAGAAGAAGCCACGTTTGGTCGTGGTAAGTTTTTTGACATCGTAGACGACGTAAACGATCCACAAAAGCAGGACATGGTGTACCTGCGCAAAAAACTAACTGAAGACTTTGAAGCCTGTAAAGTTCGTAAAGCAGTCGCAGAATGTCTTATCAACGCCGCCGTTTTTGGTACAGGAATCGGTGAAGTAGTTTTAGAAGAAGTAAAAGAAATGGCTCCGGCTACTCAGCCAATTATGAACGGTGATCTTCAAGCAGTTGGAGTAAACATTACTGACCGTGTTATTGTAAAACTAAAGCCAGTACTTCCTCAAAACTTTTTGATTGATCCTGTAGCTACCTCAGTAGAAGATGCTTATGGTGTTGCTGTTGACGAGTTTGTTAGCAAGCACAGTGTTGAGCTACTACAAGAGCAAGGCGTGTACCGCGAAGCTTTCATCGAGTCCGCAGCCGCAGACACAGACTTGGAACCCGATCAAGACCTCACTATCTACAACGATGACAAAGTTCGGTTGACTAAGTACTACGGTCTTGTGCCTCGTGAACTTTTGGAAGAAGAAGGCGTAGAAGTAGAAGAAGACTCCATGTACGTTGAGGCAATCGTCGTGATTGCTAACGGAGGCACACTCCTTAAAGCTGAAGCTAACCCTTACATGATGAACGACCGTCCTGTAGTAGCGTTTCCTTGGGACGTTGTACCCGGACGCTTTTGGGGCCGAGGTGTTTGTGAAAAGGGCTACAACAGCCAGAAGGCGCTTGATACAGAGCTGCGAGCAAGAATAGACGCTTTGAGTCTCACGATTCACCCAATGCTTGCTGTGGACGCTACACGGCTTCCTAGAGGGGCTAAGCCAGAAGTACGTCCCGGTAAAATGATTTTAACCAACGGAGATCCTCGTGAAGTACTCCAGCCGTTCAACTTTGGACAAGTCGGACAGATCACCTTTGCACAAGCAGCGTCTCTTCAGCAGATGGTTCAACAGGCTACAGGAGCAGTTGATTCAGCAGGAATTGCTGGCAGTGTTAACGGTGAAGCTACTGCCGCTGGTATTTCTATGTCTCTTGGGGCTATTATTAAACGGCATAAACGCACTCTGATTAACTTTCAACAGTCGTTTTTGTTACCGTTTGTTACCAAAGCTGCACACAGGTATATGCAGTTTGACCCTGAAAACTACCCCGTAGCAGATTACAAGTTTATACCTACTAGCACTTTAGGCATCATCGCTCGTGAGTACGAGGTAACTCAGCTTGTACAACTCTTACAAACAATGCAACAGGACAGTCCTCTGTACCCTGTGTTGATCCAAAGCATCATAGACAACATGAACTTGTCTAACCGTGAAGAACTTATCGCGGCAATGCAACAGGCAGCGCAGCCTAACCCTGAAGCACAACAGATGGCTATGGCAGCTCAACAAGCACAACTACAGTTCCAGCAAGCGCAGACATCAGCACTACAAGGACAAGCTGCGGAGTTTCAAGCAAGGGCAGGTAAGCTTGCAGTTGAAACTCAGTTGGCCCCACAAGAACTTGAGATTGATAAAATTGAAGCCATTACTAAAAACCTCAAAGAAGGTGACGAAGATGACAAAGAGTTTGAACGTCGTCTAAAGATTGCTGAAATTGCGTTAAAAGAAAAAAATCTTAACAATCAAGCTAGAAAAGGAGCTACTAGCCGTGTTAATGACACAAACCGAAATGAACAACCTGTTCAACCAAGTGAATCAAGCGTTCAAAGAACAGAAGGACAGGCTCAACAGTTTGCAAACACAATTAGACAGCTTGGAGGCGAAAGTTAATGCCCAAGAAAAAGGATCCAAAGCTGGAGCGAGCAGGAGTAAGCGGGTACAACAAACCGAAGCGAACTCCTAATCATCCAACTAAAAAGTTTGTAGTAGTAGCCAAAGAGGGCGACAAGACCAAGACTATACGTTTTGGTGACGCCAAGATGAAGATCAAAAAAGATCAACCAGCACGGCGTAAGTCATTTAGGGCTAGGCACAAGTGTGACACTAACAAGCCTAGTAAACTCACCGCAAGATACTGGTCTTGCAAAAACTGGTAAACGCTATGAAAGTCTCAGCACCAAAAGGTTACCACTGGATGAAGAGCGGTAACAGTTACAAGTTAATGAAGGATCCTGCAGGCGGCTATAAGCCCCACAAGGGTGCGTCTAAGTCTGCAAACTTTGAAGTTCAAAAAGTCCACAAAGGTAAATAGGAGTTTGTTATGGGTTACGGAATGGGTGCGTATAAATCTAAGCCTAAGAAGAAAAAGAAAAAGAAGGTGAAGAAGTAATGCCAAAAGGTAAAAAAGGTTATTCAGCCAAACAAAAGAAAATAGCTCGTGTAGCTTCACCACGAAACAAAATTACAGGAGCTGACTTTAAGGGGTTACGTAATCGTGGCAAAGGCAAAAAGTAAAACAAAGAAAAGCACTATACCCGCTAACGTAAAGAACAAAGCTCTTTACTCTAGGGTTAAATCAGAAGCCAAAAGAAAGTTTGATGTGTACCCTAGTGCGTACGCTAATGCTTGGCTGGTCAAGACGTACAAAAAGCGCGGTGGCACTTATGCCTAAGACCAAAGGCGGCTTAACTAAATGGTTTAAGGAAGAATGGGTAGATATTAAGACTGGAAAGCCTTGTGGCCGTAAAAAAGCCAAAGGCTCCAAAAGACCTTACCCAGCTTGTAGACCTAAAAAAGTAGCTGCCAAGATGACTAAAGCAGAGAAAGACGCGGCTAAAGCTAAGAAAACAGGCCCAAAACGTGTCAAGTATGCTGTGACGGCATCAGGAAAAAGGCGTAAAAGTACCAAAAAAAAGACTTGACTTTTGCATAAATATATGATATAATACATTATAAGTATACAAGAGATAACCTTATGGCCTCGTTAGATCAAGAAACACAGCAGTACTACGATAATTACTTCACCCTGTTTTCTACTGATGGTTGGAAACAGCTAATTGAAGAATTAAAACAAAATGCTTTAGTGATTAATAGTGTTGAAGCTACGAAAGATGCTAATGATTTGTACATGCGTAAAGGACAGATAAACGTCTTAGCGTACATTTTAAATTTAGAATCTACAACAAATACTAATTACGACGAGCTTAACACAGATAATGATTAAAGTATTTGATTTTCGTTGCACTAACGGACACATATTTGAAGAATTTGTAGATCAAGATACCACAACCACTAGGTGCGGCTGTGGTGCTAATGCTACAAAAATCGTTTCAGCAACGCCGTGCATACTCGACGGATCTACTGGTGACTTCCCCGGAAGACACATGAAGTGGGTTAGAGAACACGAAGAAGCTGGGCGAAAAGGAAGGGAAGCTCAACGAAAGGAGAGTCAATCCCTATAATAATCTCCATAACCTACAAAGGCGGGGTAAAATTTAGTGATGTCAAGAGCGACAATTATTGATGAGCGACCAGAAGAGGATTTAGAAACAACAGATCAACTCGACACACAGGACACTGTAGAGACTCCTCAAGAAAAGGAACAACCTGTACAAGAGCCTGATATTCCAGAAAAGTACCAAGGTAAATCTGTAGAAGAACTTGTACAGATGCACCAAGAGCTAGAGAAGTTTTCTGGCAAGCAGAGTACGGAAGTTGGCGAGTTACGAAAACTTGTTGATAGTCACATTCAGTCACAACTCAACACACAACCAGCACCTCAACAACAGCAAGAACAAGATGATACAGATTTTTTTGTAGATCCTCAAACCGCTGTTAACCGAGCTATAGATAACCACCCTAAGATCAAAGAAGCAGAGGCTTACACTCAACAATACAAGCAACAGGCCACTCTTGCACAGCTTAAAGCTAACCATCCCGAAATGGAAAGCATACTGCAAGACCCTAAGTTTGCTGAGTGGATCAAGGGATCAAAGGTTAGAACTAAACTGTTTGTAGAAGCAGACCAAAGTTACGATTATGATGCCGCTGACGAACTTTTTACGCTTTGGAAAGAACGTAATCAAGTGGTTCAGCAGACGGCTCAAGCGGAGAAAGCAGCCCGTAAGAGTGCCGTAAAGTCTGCAACTACAGGCAACGCTCGTGGAACAGGGGAAGGATCACGCAAAAAAGTTTATCGTCGTGCTGACATTATTAAACTAATGAAAACCGACCCTGACCGTTACAACGCTTTATCTGATGAGATATTGAAAGCCTACGCGGAGGGTCGAGTTAAATAGCCTTAAAGGAGATTTATCATGGCTACAGCAACTTACCCCGGCGCGGCGGGTAATACCGCCCTAACAGAAGCGGCAACTTTTGTACCAGAAATCTGGTCCGACGAAATTATCGCTTCATATCAGAAGAACTTGAAGATGGCTCCCCTTGTCAAGCGTATCGCTATGACTGGCAAGAAGGGTGACGTTATTCATATCCCTAAGCCTACTCGTGGCGATGCCAATGCTAAAGCGGCTGATACTGCGGTAACTATCATTGCAAACACCGAATCAGAGTTGACAGTTACGATTAACCGTCACTTTGAGTACTCGCGTCTGATTGAAGACATCGTAGAGGTACAGGCTCTGTCATCTCTGCGTCAGTTCTACACTGAAGATGCTGGTTATGCTCTGGCTGTACAGGTTGACAACGATCTGCACGCAGCTGGTACTGGTTTTGGTGACGGTGGCGCTATCGTATTCAGCCCTGCTGCTACTGACTACCAGCACAGCGGTTGTTTCTTCAATGATGGTGGCACTACTACTCAGTACACCGACGATACTCTGATAGCTACTGACGAGTTCACGGACGCATTCTTCCGTGACATGATTCAGAAGATGGATGACAACAACGTGCCGATGGAAGGCCGTAACCTGATCATCCCGCCTGCCACGCGCAATGCGATCATGGGTATCGACCGATACGTGTCTTCTGACTTCGTATCCGGTGGCACTGTCAACAACGGCCTGATCGGCAACCTGTACGGCGTAGACGTTTACGTCTCTGCTAACTGCCGAACTATCGAAGCCGCAGCTGACAACACTGCATCTAGCGTTGACACTCGCGCAGCCCTGCTGTTCCACAACGAAGCAGTTGTGATGGCAGAGCAGTTGGCTGTTCGCTCACAGACCCAGTACAAGCAAGAGTACCTGTCTACTCTGTACACTGCCGACACCCTGTATGGTGTTCAGGTGTATCGCCCAGAAGCTGGTTTTGTCCTCGCAGTACCGTCTGCGTAATAGAACACTGGGGGTCGCAATGGCCCCCTTTTATTTAAATGCTTGTGTACGAGTCTTTAAATAAAAGATATATAACGGATAGGAAAACCTTATGTCTAACTATGTAAAATCTACAAATTTTACTGCTAAGGACTCTTTGCCTACAGGAGACGCTAACAAGGTTATCCGTGGTTCTGAGTTTGACACTGAATTTGATGCTCTTGCTACAGCAGTAGCTACCAAAGCAGACCTTGCTGGCCCTACGTTTACTGGTACAGCTACATTTGCAAACCTGACTGCTACAGGCACTGTTAATCTTTCGAGTGCTAATGTAACCACTAACATCGACGGCGGCACTATTGATAACGCCGTTATTGGTGGGTCTACTCCAGCAGCAGGAACTTTTACCTCTCTTGTTGCTACAACAGCAGATATTAATGCTGGCACTATCGACAACACTGTTATTGGTGGAACTACTCCCGCAGCAGGAACGTTTACAGCGGTTGCAGGCACTACGGGTACATTCTCTGGTGCGGTATCAGGAACCACGGGTACGTTTTCTGGGGCTGTAACTGGCTCAAACTTAAACATCTCTAACTGG